ATCTTTAATTAAACTGTTTAAACTTAATTTTGATTTTATTTACAGTTATCTCAAATTAGGTGTTTTAAAATAATAATAAATACCAACAATAAATATTTACAAAAATGAGTTTCTGGTTGTAATGATTTTATTCAACCTAAGACTGTCAGATCAACTTCTTCATCATAGAATTCATCTGAATCATCTTCTGCATCATAAGATTCATCTGTGACTGTTGAAGAGTCTGACATCAAATTAGATCTTGTGCTGTTTGTGGATGTCAGTACACTTTCTCCAACCTCATCATCTATATTACCTTTAGCTCCCATATTGAACCAATCTATGAAACTCATCTCTTCATCTACCTTCTTATCAACTGATGCATCACCTTTTCTGTTCATTGCTCTCCTCAGAAATTTCTTGACATTTCTCTGTTCTCTTGAGTAATCAACAATGTCCATGAGAAGGTTCATTGTTTTCTCATTGTTCAAAAGCCATCCAATTGTCTTATTTGCATTTGTTCCTAATCCTGTCTTCAACATAACCTTGCAAGTCATAATAGATGAGCTTCCAATTTTTGGCTCAGGATAAATTCCAAATTTGTACCACAAAGGTTCATCAAGTCTAAGCTTCTCAGCTTCTATATCACCATTAAAGCTTTTAGCAATGAGCTTGCTTAAGTCAGATTCTTCAAATTTGTTAACTTTGTATAAACAAAACACTTCTATTAAACATTTTTTCATTCTTTCAAATTTGTCAATTACTCTTTGACAACATTCTCTACAGAATTCCATACTCCTCTTAACTCTTTTCTCTGGTGTTGAGTATTTAGACATGTCTTCCTTCCCTTCATAAACAGCAAAGGCCTCTTCTGTTCTTGTTTTATCTTTACCACCTCCTGTATTCTGTCTACTTAGTTTTGCCCAGGATTCTCCTACACTTTTCAAATCAGCTCTATAATTCCTCTCTTGAGATTTAAATTCTTTGTTCATTCTTTTGCTAACCATCACCTCCTTCTTACCTTCTGAAATTTCATGGAAAATGGCTCTTTGATCTCTTAAGAAGATATATATGCTGTTTCTTTCAAACAGATCATCTTTCAATTTTACATAACTATTTCCATTTCTGATTAAGTACACTTCATCTGTCTCCAGTTCATAAAAGCATATTATATAAGCCATCAATTTACTTAAGCTCCTATCTCTTAAACTCATCAAATTTCTAATGAAATCTGTAGATATAGAACTGAATGCTCTCTCAACCTCAGGAGTCCTTTCATTCTCTTTTATGCTTTCAACTACATAAGCATCCCTTCTTAGTTTATTTAATAAAACATCACATGCCTTTGTGACTCTTTCAAAAACAGATGTATTTGACAGTGTTTCTGTTTTTCCTTTTTTTGTATACACCATTCTAACTTCTCCTTCCTCATCCTCCACCTGATAAGAACCTTCAACTTTCCTACTCTCAATAAACCTTTCAGCTAAGAAACTTTCTCTCAATGTTAAAACGACCTTTTCTTCTGCTTTCTCTAACTTTTCAATATCAATGAATTTGTACATCTTTGCAAAACTGTCACCATAGTTTTTCCTTAGTCTTATGATTGAAGAATCATCTTCATTAATAGACTTTAAACAAAGATTTATTATGTCAGAGCTTGATGCTTTTGATCCATAAAAGATTATCGACTTCTTCTCAACCACATCCATGTTTGGTACTTCCATCATTTCATCTTCTATCACAATTTGATCATCTTCCTCCTCTTTGTTTTCTCTCTTCTTGATTTTAGAGCTAATTCCTTCTAAGAATGTTAAACCTTCTTTAGCTAACTTTTCAGAGTCCTCCACAATTACACTTTTCTTATGTAGTACAAATCCATATTTCCTCTTTTCTAGTGTCTGTTTCACAAGTCTTCTTGCTTCTCCTTTCTCTCTGTATTTTAGAGACTCCATATGTTCTTCAATAAATGGTATTCCTTCTCTTGCTAAATAACAATTTCCATTAACATCCATACTCAGTCTAGGATGAACAGCAGAGCAATTCAACATAACAAGTCTCTTCATACTCCTTCTCACATCTTCTATTGACTTACAACCAAACTTTTCCTCAAATGTTTTTAGCATCATTCTCTTAAAATCATCAGAACTGCATCTGCATCCATATATGAAAGTTGCTTCATCATAAAAAACAAACCTACACTTTGCACCTTTTGCTAAACAAAAGTCAAAGATTGTCTTTTGAATATTTCCAAAATAGAAAATGTTGTGAGATAGTGTGTCATCCATCTCCTCGAAGGTCTCAGTTAACTCACTGTCAATAATGGTTCTATAAAGTTTCAGAAACCTCTGATCATTATTGTTTTTAGAAGACATTATAGATCCCATAAGACTTCCTTTACATCTCAGATTCAGCTCCTGGTCTTTTGATAACTCTCTCCCACATGTTCTCTGAATCAATCTTCTACAATCTTGGGCATTGTCTATCACAGAGCATAAGAAACCAATTACCTCTTTAATCAGTCCTCTAGAACTGTTCTCTACAAATTCAGGTATTGAATCATTTCCTAATATTAACCTTTCTCCTTTCATTGAACTTGTTTCATAGAATGCTTCAGCTGCTCTATGATAACTGCTCAGTTCAACTCCAATGAAGATACTAAAACCAACAGTTCTTCCTTCAATCCTGTTGATTAGAATGTTGATCTTGTCTTCCTGGTCTGATTTTCTCAAATTAGCTATTGTCTTCTGATTCTCAATTAGCTCAAGACATTTGTCCACATCCTTCTTTCCTATTAAGCAGAGCCTCTGAAAGTCATCTTCAATTTCCAGCTCATCAAGACTCTTTATTCCAAGTGTGTTCATCAAATTTGAGTTTGATTGCCAAACCAAAGTGTTCAAAACACTGTTCTTGATACTTGACTTTCTTCCATCAAATAAATCAATCTTTCTCAATGTCCTACTGTAACTTTGATCTTCATCAAAACAAACTGTGTCCAATAGTTTTCCAAGTCTCATAACATCATGTCTTCTATTCAGTGCCTCCATTCTAACACACTCTAAGATCTCCTTTGAGTTCTCAGAGAAAAACTCAGACATTGCTGTCAATAGATCATCAACTGAGCATGTGGTCTTCCTCTCCCTTGATTCTTTCTTATTCCTTGGTTTTCCTTTAGGAAGGTACTGTAGGAATCCTGTTTGAATATTTCTAATAACAATACAGTTTTTAGAACACATCTTGTGGAAAATGTGCAACACTTTGAGATTATTTTCATTTCTTAAAGATCCTGATCTAACCATTGAGTTTATTGATTGACCCATCCTTAGTAAATCTAATCTCATATCACCAACTTTGTTTTGTGTCATCAGTAGTTCACAAATTCTTTTTGACTCTTCGTCTACAGGCATATCAGGTTCCATCTCAGACAAATCCTTCAGTCTTTCATCTGTTTTGTTATCTAATTTTGTTATAAATAAACTGCTACCACTGAAATCATTTCTCTTTCTCTCCAAGAAAAAACTTGATAAAACCCCTTTCTCAACTCTATTCAGGTGTCCTGTCTTTTGAAACTTTCTCAAACAAAGGAAAATTCTATTCTCATTACAAAAGTCCTCTTTTCTCATAACTGACCAATTCATAATTTCAAAAGGAGGAATACCTCCCATCTCTGGTGTTCCACTCATACAACTCAATAAACTGTTCTTCTGCTTTTTGTTTAGAGTCCCTAATGTAGAGCACATCCTTCCAACAAGAACCTGCAGCAGATCGAAACAATCACCAGAATTGTTCAATAGTTGTCTGCTCAGATTATATGAACTTTCAAAGAAATTTTTGATGTTAGAGTCTTTTCCAACCATCAGAATTCCACTTGTATATTTTTCTTTAGATGGTTTCTCTTCTCCATCACAAATGTAAACAGAGTGGTATTCCGCAATTGATCTTGAGACAGATGATTTTGAAGAGTCATTTACATTCAATGAACTGCTTATCACTTGTTTAAGATCACAGATTCTTTTCAATAAAACATTTCTCTTTTCTAAATCTGGTTCTATTAAACATAACATCTCACAACTATCATCTGATCCTGCAATCATTTTAAAGATGTCAACTTCCTCAAATACCCTCTTTAATATTGACTGATAACTGCTTTCTAAAGCAGCTTGGATTCCAGTTGACGTACTCTGTAATAAACCTTGACCCATATGGATTGGTAACTGAATAGTTTTCTTACCTTCATACAAATTTCTAAATATGAATTTCATTGTTTTGTCCGTCAAAGCTTCTTCTAACACATCAAATCCTTCCGAAAGATCCAATCTCTTATTTAAAAATGTTTTCATGATTCCTTCTATAACAATACCTGAGACTTCTGCTTCTCTGTTATCCCAAATTTCAGAAATTACATCACATACATTTGAAAGTTCCTCAAACCCACACAATCTACAAACTTCAGCTAAGCCTTTAATTATGTGTCCACCTTTCATTTTAGGACCCCAACTTTCACCATCTTTTGAGAAGAAAATGTAATCTTTCTTTGGGTCCTTGTTTGTTTGAGCCGCACACAGCATTTTAAAGAACCTCTTCTTACAGTTTTTATCAGTTAATGAGTTGTTTTCGTAACTTGAAAATACTTCTGATGCCACCACTTCAATACTGCTTTGTACAATGTTACTGTCTAAAGTCTGTACTTTCAAATCTCTTGCAGCACCTAGCTGATTCTTTGGTGCAATTGTTGTTTGATGTTTCATTAGTTTTTGATCTTCCAAGATCTTTACCATTTGATTCCACACTAAGTCATTTTGTTTCATCGTGTAGACTCTTTCTGCTATCAATATAGCTCCTGTTGACTTTTGTGCATTTTTGAAATCATAATTCATTCTTTTCTTAACAAGTTTCTTCACATTTGCTGACTGTCTACAACTTGTCTCATAAAAAGTGAATAAGAAGTTTTTCTTAATTAAGAGCTTACTAAGATCTAAAACCTTTGCTTCACCTCTTATGGCCTCAATATCTTCAGTGAATAATACATCCCTCATCTCCTTTACACCGAATCTCTTCCTAATGCAGACAAGTGTAAAGCAGTCAACCATCTGTTTTGATCGGAAGAAACTTTTTGCTCCAATGTCAAAATCAAGACAATATGGAACAACACTAGGACTAATTTTCCCATTTCTAAGAAGTCCTCTACCTGAGAAAAAACAACCAGCAGTGTAGAAAAGATCTATCACTTCTGTGTATGTTACAAATACACTTTTCAGTTCACTTAGACATCCTCT